CTCACATATTGAGTTGTCTTTTATTTGTTTATTTACAATATTTTACAATTCCCACAGCACTTTACAAATTATTGAATCTTCCACCTCTCTTTTTCTTGTTATTTTCATCTCTGATTGATTTCATCTGATTCAATTCTAATGACAACAAAGAGTTTGCTGACAGATGTGAAGTTTTAAGATCATTGCAGAGTAGTACACTACACATCCACACTAAATCTACCAATGAGTTGTAACTGTTTTCATCCATTGTTGGATATTTTAATTGAACAAATAGTTTCAAGGTTTCAAAATCAACATGCTCTCCAGACCAGACAAAATGATTAATGATAGTAGACAAATCCTTTCTTCTTTTGTTTAAAATCACCAACAAAGAATCTAAGAAAGAGCAAAAATAAACATAAGGTCGTGCAATTTTGTGAGAGAGCATTTCCATATAGTCGTGATTTTTAAGTAGTTTCTGACTAATACTGTCTATCATACTCACAGTGTCCTGAATCGCATCAGCGTTTATTGAATCCATAGCATAAAATTCAGAAGCATTTGATTCTTCATCCATTAAATATTCTTTATAGAAGTTCAAAACGTCTGCTGTATTTTCTTCTTCATTCATTGAATACAAATCACGTGCTAGAAGATTAAACTGTTCATCAGTTATATCAATACGATTTTCATTTACACTAGATGTTCCAGTTGTAGCAGTTGATAAAATTTCCAAAGCATTGAAAACTAGATTTCCTTTGTTTTTCTGTGTTAACAACATAGCTCTCAAGTAACTATCATTCACACTCTTGATGTTGATTGTTTTCATGCCTAAGTCATTTTGATATTCCACTCTTGATAAGAAGGCTTCTCTTAAAGAAAATCTTACTTCTCTTGCACTGTTGTATTGCTCTTTGATAAGATCATATTCTTCCCAAAATTCTCTTCGTAATTTTCCTTTATAATAGAATGTTGACTTTGATATAATGTCAACCAATTCTTTCTGATCAGATCTAAACTTATCAAAATTGTAGTTTATGAACTCCTCAAACTTTGAGAAGTGGAATAAATATCTCTTCTCATTGTGTGCAGACAATTCAGTGTGTATAATCTTGAAAAATTCAAGCTGTGTCTCTATGTCAAAATCTTCTAAATTCAAAGGTTTAAATGTAGCATTAGAGAAGTGCTTATAAAGTTTGTGAAATTTATCTTCTATTTCTCTGTATTCTTCTTTATCCTCATGATAGATGGTTATTGGTCCTGATTCTGTTTGCACTATTTCTTCAATCACACTTTTGGGACCAGAAGTTTTATCTTTCTCTTCATCATATGGTGTTTTTTCATGTTTGTCATTGTGAGTGTCATAATGTCTTTTAGACTTGATCTTAATGTCATCTTTTTGTATCACCTTTCTTTCAACCAAATCCCAGAAAATTCTTTGCATCTTTGTCCACATATTGTTGATATCCAACATGTATGTATACTCACTCTCAAGACCAGTCAATGATCTTTGATTATCAGCAATTAGATCCATTTCGAAAAACTTTGAGGTTAAAAGTTTAGTTTCATCAAACAAAGCAACGGAATAATTGTATAAATCATCAATCTCAGCTGGTCTGTTCATCACAAAAG